TTCCTCCACGATCCGCCGCTTGAATGCGTCTAGATCGTCTCCAACCTGACTGACAATGGTTTGCCTTTGGTGCCAGCGCACAATGTCCCCGTAGGGATCAAGTGATTGCGTCTTGATGCGCTCGACAAACATGCGAGCGTCATGATCGCCAGCCTTTGCCGCGTCGTCCAAGGCACGGTACGCCGCAACAACCTTGTCCTGTCCATACTTGTCTACTGCACGCGCCTGCGAGTAGTACTCGCGCAGCGCCTGCACTTCTTTCTGGATCGGATCAACAAGCGGCTTAGCCTCTTCCTGAATAAATTGCGACGGATCGTCGAAAATGTTCAGTTCGGGCTTTTGCTGCTTCTGTTGTTGTTGCGCAATTTGCTGTTCGAACCACGCAAGCCGAGCCTCAAGTTCGGCAGCACGGCGCTCAGCCGCCCGCCTCGCCTCTTTCTCCTCACGCAATACGCCTGGAGGAATTGATGGCTCACGCTTCTGATCTTGATCTGCATCCCTGGAAACGGCTGGCGTCTCTTTGGATACAGAATCAGCAGCACTGTCAGCCGTTGCCAATGCATCGGCCTGAGTATCGGCAGATTGATCAGTTACACTTTCGAACAACGAATTGTCATCATCCGGCGTTGCCGCGCCGGAAGTCAGATTATCCATGGTCGGTCGTCTCCCTGACTATCGCGTCAGATTGCGTGGCTAGGCTATCGCGCCTAGCGGCGTGGCCGCATGCAAAAGGTTTGCGGCGAACCTTGCTCCGTATCGTGGAGCCTACGAAACCGTGACAAGCAATGGCGCACTATTTTGCGCAATCTCTGAATCCATATGGATCTTTTTAGCCTGCGCCATTTTGTGCGCAATATCGGCATTTGTCTTTTGAATGCCTGTTATCGCTTGTGCAATCTTGATATCTGGCGGCAAATCGCCTTGAGGCACGCGAGCGGTATGCGTTTGCGCCTTAGCGATATTCAGAATCGTGCGCGATTGCGTTTCTTCAGTTTTCGCCTGCTTATCCTGCAATTCAATCTGCTTGGCCGCATCGGCTGCCGGGTCAGGTTGCGATAGAAGATCGACAATCCGTTTCTTCGTGTCTTGCGGCAACGCCGACATTTCAATCAAAGCTGCGGGTGGCACCGGCACTCCATTTTGCGCCAGCGCCGAGAGCGTATCGAATACGTCGCCCATAACGGTTTCAGTATCCGGCCCTTCCGAAAACCGAATATCAACGTCAATTGCCCCGATGGGATTGACCTGCACTGGCATCCCGTATTCATCAATGTCGATGCCGTTCACTTGCATGAATTGCACGGCATTATCGTTATCCGTGACGCGGAGTTTGCGCTCATTGGTCCAATAGCGTTTCGCCGCAAACCATCCAGCTTTCCATAGCGCAAGCTTCCATGACCTATAATTTTTCAGGAATGGCCCAAGCTCGGCCAATCCGGCTTGTTGCGCTATCGCATACGCCCGGCCAGAAGCCGACGCCCCCATATCGCCAAGCAAGGCCGGATTTGGCCCAAATGCCTCAATTTCCTTCTTAGCGTCCTCGAAATACTGTGTTTGCTGCAAAAACTCCTGCGCAGGCTGGATGATCTCAAATTCATCCGGAGAACCATCATATTCGAGAACGCCATCGGGCTTTTTAGCTTCGCGCCGCAACGCATTCACATCAATGACCGATCCACGGCGCAACTTGATCTGCCGTGTGTTCATGATGTGGATGGCTTTTGAGCGATGCTGATTGATTGCGTCCTGCGGCCCCTTTAGCCGCCTCACAAACCCGTATCGCGTGCCGTCCTGATCCACCTGATTGGAGAATGCATAAAACTTGCAAAGCGAACGGCCTCGCTCATCGAAAAAAGGCGATATTCCAGATAATAGTTCGACCGTACCGGCATGCAGGCACCAATGCCACATGCCATTCTTGATATACCAATGATCGACAAGATAGACGCGGTCTTTCTCATCAATCCAGTTTATTTCGCGATCGCCGCTGAATGCAGTCGTGTAGCCAGCGTCCGCAGCGCCGCGAACCATATCACCGCCGCCCGGAACAATCTCGTCAATCTCATCCAGCGTGGCCAGCTTGTACGTTCCCATGTACCTGCAATCGGCGAAATCCTGCCGCATCGAACGAGGGTCGTAAAAAAACGTGCGCGGATCGATCCATTGATACGTAATATCAGGGTCGCCCTGATCGCCGTCACCGAGCAAAACTTCTGCAACGCCGATGCCATGGACTGCCGCATCGCGAATGCATTCCGTCTCGATATCCTCGAAATCCGATTGATCGCAGATTGTACGGATGACCTGCGTTGCAATATCAGCCGCTTGTTGTTCTTGATCCGTGTTCGGATAGACCTTTGGATCAGTGCGAAGCCTGCGCGCCGTGCCGACGACACCGTCGATCTTGCGGCTTGTGCGATCAAAGACAATCGCAGGCTGATTCCGGTCACGCAAGATTTTTAGTTGTTCGGGCGTATACTGCAACGAATGATAGTAGCGCCACGCCAGCCGCTGCTCATCGATTTCGTTAGCCTTGGCTGATGCGTAATGCTCGAACTCCTTTTTGCGCTTGGCAAGGTCTGTCATTGTCTTTGATCTTTCAGACCAGTTAGAGCGTCAGCACATCGACCGCCTGCGGCTTCCGCCATCCGGACAAGTGATAATCATCATCACGTGACATGACTGGCTTTTGCGGTTTCGTGCCGCTTGTCATCTTATCGAGCAACTGCCCGACTAAACCTAATGCATCCACCTGGTCATCATGCTTCCCGGCGGGAAAAGATAAAAGCTCAGATCGGAAAGTTGGATACCAGGGCTCGAACTCAGGAACATATAAACCAACGCTTCCCATTCGGCCTCGGATCGACTGCGCCCGTACAGCTTTATCTCCGCGCGTCGGGAAAGACTCGCGATGACAAAAAGCTCTTCGTTCTCTTGATCGCTTATCGATGTAAGGTCCAAGACCGGCTCTGATCTGACCTTGTTCTTCTGCCCAGCCAATCGGCCTCCATTTTAGGACAAGGTCACAATAGGCATCGACCCAAACATCGGACGATGCTTGCTTGCGCCAAAGATCAAGCAAATACATCCGGCCTTCTGGATCAATTCCGACTATGACATGTACGGTATAGTCGCCACCGTCCGCAGTGACTGCATAATCTGACGCACCGTAAACACGCAGCGTATTACTATCCGGCAAGTTATAAACCGGCCTGAACCACTCTGCTTTAAAATAATCGCCATCTTCTGGCGCTGGTCTTTGCTGATACAGCGCAGACCATGTGCGCGCCGGTGTTGTCTTGCGCAACTCGATAAGTTGTTGGCCGTAGCCGTATTGATCATCATCCCATAGCGGCTCGCCTGGCGCTCGTCCAAGCAAGTCGTTATCTTCGGCGATCGCGGGCAGGCACAGCACATCCCACTCAAAATGATTGAGTGCCCGACCGGCCAGATCATCCTCATGCCAGCGCGTTTGGATCAACACCTCACGTGCTCCTGGAACAAGTCGTGTTCGAAAGTCATTGATATACCAATCCCAGATGCGATCGCGGATCAATTCCGAATCGGCATCCTGCCGTGACCGTATCGGATCGTCGATAATGCCAAGATTTGCGCGAAATCCGGCGATACCGGTCCCGACACCCGCTGCATAATACTCGCCTCCACTTGACAGCGCCCACCGGCCAGCTGCCTGGCTATCCTGCGATAGAGATATACCGAGCACATTGGAGTGCTCAGCGATCAGATTGCGGACACGACGCCCCCATTTTTCAGCAAGTTCCGTCGTATGCGAAGCCGCGAGCACATTAATATGTGGCTGATTAGCTAGCAGCCACGGCGCAAACAGTACGCTCGCATACGTGCTTTTGGCCGAGCCCGGCGGCATAAAGATCGCCAGCCGGGGAATATCTCGGCGCGCTACAGCCTCCAGCTTATCGATTAGCAGCCGATGATGCGCCGCAGGCAAATAACCGCAGAATTTGCACCACTCAATGAGTGAGCGGCGAATCGATCGCCTCGTTAGCAGCTCCTTCGCTGCCTCCGAGCGCGATATGTGCGAGTTCATCGTCAGCGAGATCGCGTGCAATCGCGCGCCTAACTGTCATGTCTACTGTCTGCGACGGTTTGCCCCATCCGCGGTCGAGTAGAGCTGTTGCTGCGGACACGCGCGCGGCTGCTGGTGCATCCGGCTGTTCCATGATGCCGGCAAGCACCCGGATTGCTGTGGCCGTGTGAGAGCGCGCCAAAGACCGAATATCTGTTGGTGTTTTGGCCATTTATGTTTTGTGAGGTATCTCTGAACCCGGTCTGCAGTTCCGGCCGGATTTTCCCATTTGCACTAACATGGGTGATTTGCCCGCGACCTGCAAGCGATTTTAGCTCGCGAGTCATCGCTCTGCCTGTCCGGTCATTGCGCGCTCGCGGGCAAGCGTCACAATCACCGATGGCGCATGCTCCCATCCCGCTCGACCTGATACTCATCGGCATACCGTCCATTGTGCCAATAGTCCTGCGATAGGTCGGTGTCGTTGATCAATCCGCAATAGATCACACGGCCATCCTTGATGATGCGCACTATGCGGTTGCCATTCCAGTGGCCGAGATATTTGCGGATTTGCTTAGGGGTCATGGTGGTCATGGTCTTGGCTCCGTTTGCTTGGGCGAGCGTCGATTGCCCTGTATGTGGACATATTAGCCTCTAGGCTAACTACGTCATCGGGCGTGGTTTATCGGGTGCCTCGCCCAGCCAAATTCCAAAATACCGCCAGCTCATCCAAGCATTCGCGAAACTGACGGCGCACGAATGCGATATCTCGCTCGGCCTGCGACGCGGCGATATCACGGAATTTTTCGCGATTAACCAATATCCTGCGGATCACTATCTCACCGCGACGGCCAAGGACACGGCCTGCCTCCGACAGGTGACGCACCGCAGCAATCTGCCGGTCAGTGATGGCTTCGTAGAATTCGCCGCCGCCGTCCACAGGCTCTTTTGTCGTGTCCATGCCCTTGACGCTGCCGATCTGTGAGGCTTCGGCGTATTGCTCGTACAGGCGGCCGGCTCGAAATTGCGCTTCGTCGATGTCACCACGAACCCGAAGGTGCCGCAGGATATCGTCGCGGAGCGTGACGGTAACTTCCAGCCGTTTTCCCGGCTCGATTGGATCATCAACGATTGCTGATGCGGTGACCGCATTAACTGGGACGATAGCTGCCCTCCGGTCGTAGTCCGCCGCGCCCCGGTCGTAGGCGTTTCTGCGTTTGGATGCGCCGTTCATTCCGCCCTCCTGTTCCGGGCGGGCTGCGTTAGCGCCCGCCGCGCCAAGCGGCGGCGCGCGCGACCTGCTACGTATGGGGCGACGAAAGTCGCCCCTATACGTAGTATAGCTGACTTTCGCCGCCAACCTTCGCCAATGATTTCAATCACTTACACCCCCGACTTTCGCCACTTTCGCCAACCTTCGCCACTAGCAAAATCAATGACTTACACCCCCGACTTTCGCCACTTTCGCCGGGTCTTGTACGTTCTGGACGACCTTCAGGCCCCTCAAGTTGGCTTTCCGGTCCCTGTATTCTGTTACCAGTACCCCATTGATGATCCATGTCTCGACCATGTGTTCCGCGGTTTGTATTGCGATGTTGAAATTGACGCTGATGTTCTTTGGAGCGTATCGCCCTTCCCCTCTGGTCTGCGGCGCGTTGCTCCATGGGCGCCCTGAATCCCACGCTTCTGCGATGGCATTCAGGATTTGCTGGCACACCCCTCTGGATGGCCAGCCGTTGGCATTGGCCTCTGCCATGCCGGTAATAACAAGACTGCTTTTGGGCTTGTTGAGGTCGATTTGTTCGCTTGGTCCAGTGATCTGAATTTTTTCGATCGTCAGGGTTCGTTGCCAGCCATCTTCTTCGTCTTTGAGTTTTTCGCAGGTCAGTGTGATCGGGTTTACGCCTTTTTCCTTTTCCAGTTTGAATACGAAGTCACCGGCCCCTCTGAGCACGGTCGAACCTCGCATGTCACCGCTTTTGCCGGCATGGTGTACGCCGATAACGCCTGCCTCTGTGGCCCTTCTGAGCCTGTCACAAGCCGAGATGAAGATGGTCATCTCCTTCTGGAGATTTTCATCTGCACCGGGCAGGACGCGGGACACGGTATCGACAACGATCAGCCGGTAGTTTTTGCTGCGCGCCGTTACGGTCGAGGTTAGTGCTTCGACACAAGCCTCATCCATGAATGACAGCGCAGCGGTTATGATCTCAAACCCTTCTGGGTCATTGACCAATCCGTGGTGTTTTTTGAAAGCGTCTACGCGGTCAATTATGCCGCGTCCGCCCTCTTGCAAGATGTAAAGAATAGGCCCTGTTCGCTTGATCGGGATGCCGTGCCATTCGTTCATCCTATAAGCAAGGTGCAGGCACCAATCGAGGACCGTGAACGATTTTCCGCAGCCGGGATCGCCGTATATGAAGCCTAACGAATCGGCCGGTATCCAGCCGTCGATCACCCATTCAAGCGGAGGCATGCCGCGAAGGTCACTGAGCTGGATAACCTGGATCGGTGTTGCGGCTGGTTTTGCTGGTTCGGTTGCCGCCGCGATGACAGCGTGCGGGTCGCCGCCTTCGGCTATACAGTCGGCCGCATCCCATTTGTCTGGCTTGCCAGCGGTTGGGACGATGGTGACGCGGCAATTGATAGCGTTAAGATTAGTACGCACCCGCTCCATTAGCTGATGGCCTGGCGCATCATTGTCCGGCCATAGCGTGACGCTTTTGCCTGCAAGCGGTGTCCAGTCAACCTTGTCAAGCGGAGCGTTGGCCCCGCCCATGATCGTGGTGGCCTCGATACCGCATGAGGCCAGTGCATCGGCGCATTTCTCGCCCTCGCACAGGACGACGTGCGATGCCTCAATGATTGCCTTGAGGCGGTACAGGGGACGGACGGCTGGTGCGTGCGGCCGGATTCGGAATGTCTTGCGGATTTGACCATTGACATTGTTTTCGAACCGCTGGACTACGGCGGCAATATTCCCGTCCCGATCGTAGTAATGATAATTGTTTGTCGGGATGCCGAGTTCAGCATCTTCCTTGCGTGGCTTATCGCCCAGCTTTTCCTTTTTTTCGGCTATGCGCTCGGTTGCTGATCGTTCCCAAGCGGGCCGGGATAGCGGGACAGTTTGATCGCCAAAAAATTCGTTTGCGATCTCTTTAAGTGCAAGGCCGAACTTGCCTTTGCCATAGCCCATATATTCCTGATAGAGGCGGATAAGATCGCCGCCTTCGTTGGTGGCGAAATCGTGCCAGAGGCCGATATCTGGCCCGGCGAGCGAAATGCGCAGCGACATGCCGGGATTGCCGTATTTGTCACCGATACGGGCTTCGTATTTACCGATGATCGCGCGGCCCGAGAAAAGCCATTCGACAAAGGACGCAGCATTGGCATTCAGGCGATGGCGGATGTCGTCCGCCTCGACCTGGCCGGGCTTGTGTTCGCCCTGACGTGCTGCGCTATTGAAATCGATGACGGTCAAGGTCTGTGACCTTCTGCTGTTCTATTCTTGGAACCAACACCGCTCTTTGTGCGCACAGACCTTGCATCGCCAATCCGTTGGCTCCTTTGCGATGCGTTCAAGCAATTCTCCGGCTTTCGTGGCCTTGATGACGAGCACAGCCCGGTCTGATGCAGCCTGTGCGGCCTCGGCATCGAAGGGCACTTGCAAGTGTAGAATTTCGCAATTGTCCGAATTGACCGCTGTAAAGATCGCTGGGTTATCGGTCAGGTCAAGGTAAGCCATGTAAAGCTGGCACTGATCGAAATACTGCGGGTATGCGGTGCGCAGTCCGTCCTTTTCA